CCACTCTTCATATTTTAGCTTTGAAGGGTCAATAAACGAGACAACTGCGGCAAGGTCGCTAACGTCTATGTCCCTAGTGACACCATCGACAACAACGTTTAGGCGCTCAGACTGGGCCAGCATTTCAATCAGCTTTAACGGCGGCTCTGCAATATCTTCCGGCCACCCCTTCAACTTCTCGTAGTCGTTACCGCTTGCGTGTGGTGATCCGCAGCCAACAACGAAACCGGATGATTTAAAGTCTATTCCAGGGTAGTCATTCAACGACTGTCGCAGGCGTTTTGCTTCGCCACTTTGCCGGAAATAATAATGGGCAGATTTTCCGCCAGACCCTGACTGAACAGAAAATCCAGCAACCTCGCTTAGCTTTAAGCAAAGCTTTGATTCTAGCCGCTCCAGTGATTCCGCCCCGCCGTTGCGCTCGTCAATATCGACAACCAGCACACCGTTATCAATCAGCGCACCAAAGGCAGGATAAAGCTCACCCTTAAACGTACGCATGAACTCGATCTGTTCATCATCCCAGAAGGGTGTATTTCCCCACCCGATAGCAACCGGATGCTTGCCAACCGCTTTACACTCTTGGTTTGCACACCCGCACACAAGCTCTGAATTTGTCTTTATTATTTTGTTTAGAGGAATGACTCTTAACCCTGCATCAATGTATTGCCTATACATTAAATCAGAATCATCTTCTATTGAGGTGAACCCGTGGTGACGTGTCATTTTGGCTCCGCCTTTAGCTTTCCCTCAGTCTTAACTTCTATCTCGTATTGCCTTGGCATTGGCGGGAAATCTCCCCACCGGCTCACGTTGTGAGGCCATATATTTAGGGCTTCTGACAGGTTTTTAATGCTTCCAAAATAAGTCACTGCTTCGCTAGTTTTCATAATTTATGCCTCAGGTGTTGTTTCTAGGTGTTGACACCATACACTAGAAGGGCTAATCTTGCCACATCAAAAACGGAAAGGAGCAGTGAACATGAGCTTTTTAAGTCAAGCCAAGAAGCCAGCAAGCCAAACCAAGCCGCCAATAATAACTGTCATAGGATCGCCAGGATCTGGCAAGACAAGTTTTGCAGGCACGTTTCCTAGCGCTATTTTTATCCAAGCTGAAGACGCTAGTACGGTGTTCGAGTCTTGGGATGAGAGCGTACAGCCAACCATGCTTCCAGTGCTTCCTAAGGCAGTACCGGAAAAGGAGGGCTTGGCAGGAAAATTAAAAGTAAGCACATTTGATGTTTTGATGTCTCAGTTGAGGGAGTTAGCCACGGCAGACCATGATTTTAAAACACTGGTTGTCGACAGTATTACAGCACTAAATTTGAAGCTTGAGCATGAGACTTGCAAGAAATATGGGGTCACATCTGTAGCTGACGCGGCGGGTGGTTTTTTTAAGGGATACGATGAGTCAGCGTCCTTGCATTCTGATTTTATGGCAGCCTGCGGAATTCTAAGAAACAGAAAAGGCATGGCGATTGTCCTGCTTGGCCATAGCGGTGTTCAAAAAATCAAAAATAGCCCAGACCAGGGCAGCGAATACACAGTGCACTCGCTAGATATGAATCACAAATCTGCGGCTGTTTACATCAACAACAGTGACGCGGTTATTTACATCAAAAAAGAGGAACTTATAACAGGAGCAGAAACCAACCGCAAAGGTCAGACAACAAAGTTTGGCCGCGCCATGCAGACTGGGCAGAGGGTATTGATAACCTCAGGTGACGGCTTGCTAGGCTACGTTTCAGCGAAGTCTCGCTACCCTTCGCCATCAGAAATACCGTTGCCGCTTGGCACTAACCCAATGCTGCAATATATTCCGTTTTACTCTAAATCAGCACCAACCGCTGAGCCAGAAGTAATCGAACCAAAAACCAACGAAAGTGAAGAGGCGTAAAATATGAGCTTTTTTAGCACGAGTGACGGCCAGCAGATCAACACAGACGGTAAATTCGACTCAGGTGGCGGCGATATGCCACCGATCCCAAAAGGAACCCAAGTTCTTTCCAGCATTGACCAGGCGAAGTGGTCCGAATACGAAGGCCAAAGATACATTGATTTGCGTTGGACAATTGCGCGGCCCGATGAATACGCAAACCGCAAGATTTTTCAGAAGGTTAAAGTTAACGAGCCAGACATGCAGAAGCGCGACAAGGCACTACGGATGCTTGCAGCAATTGACGCAAACGCTGGCGGAAAGCTTGTAGCTTCTGGGGTTGAGCCAACAGACGAATCCCTTATTGCCGCACTGGCTAACCGGCCAATGGTTCTAAAACTGGAAGTCTGGGAGCTTGACGATAAAAGCAAAACCGGCAACTGGGTTGCACAGGTAGGCCCATACAACAAAAAAGCAGGCGATGCTCCGGTTAACCCAATGAGCGCTCCAAAGGCTCAGGCGGCTCCCGCTGCACCTCCCGTTGATGATGACTTTGACGTACCATTTTGACGATTAAACATGGGGCGCTTGCGCCCCTATTCGGAGTTTTATTATGATTGAAGACCTACAAAGAACTGCGCAATGGTTTCAAGACCGCAGAAGTCGCCTGACAGGCTCAGTAGCAGGTGCGGCAATTGGCCTATGCCCATGGCGCAAGCCAGATGAAGTGCTTCGTCAGATGGTGCGTGAGCATCATGGATTGCCAGACGAAAACAACCTCGACGGAAACCCAGCAATTCAGCACGGCAACCGGCACGAGAAAGCCGCAGAGCTTGCGTTTATGCGAAAAACTGGCCTAGACGTGTATGCAGTTGGGTTTCTTCCTATTCACGACTGGAGTGGCGCAAGCCCTGACGGCATCACCAGTGACGATGCTGTTCTTGAATTAAAATGCCCTTTCGGAAAGAGGAATGATATAGCGCCTGAATTTAAGTGGCTATCAGAGCAGCCACACTATGAAGCGCAAGTTCACTTAGAGATGCTGGCGGCAAAAAAGCTGAAGGCATACTTTGCGCAATACCGTCCTGCTATTGGTGATGTTTTCAGCGACAATTATCACCCCGAAGTTATAGAAATTGAAGCCGTACACGCTAGCGCCGACTGGCTAGAAGAAAACATCCCGAAGCTGAAGGCATTTTACGAGCGGTTTTTGTCTGAAATTGATAACCCTGCTCACCTTGAGCCTCTGAGGATAATCTTAAACGAGCCATTCCATCAGCAGATGATTGACCATATTAGCGAGCTAGACGACAAAATAGCCATGGCAACAGAGGCCAAAAAAGCGGCAATGGAAAGCCTTATTGAAATGGCAGGCGGAAAAAACGCAGATATCTGCGGGCGAAAGCTAACGCTTGTAAAGCGTAAAGGCTCCATCAGCTACGCAAAAGCGATTAAAGATCTTGCGCCAGGCGCTGACCTTAGCAAATATGAAGGTAAGCCCTCGGAGTCTTGGCGTCTTTCCTGATACAATAAACCATGCGCGGCTAGTCCGGCCAGATGAAAAGCAGCTAGTCACTGCCTGCCGCGTACACCTTTCGACTCCCTTGACTGAGGTGCAAAAATGAAATTCAAGCCCCGCGATTATCAACAGAACAGCCACGATGCTGTCATAGCATGGTGGAAGCACACTCTGTCCCCTTGCGTTGTTGAAGCAGCCACAGGCGCTGGCAAAAGCATCATCATAGCCATGCTGGCCGAAAGCCTACACAATATCAGCGGCGGAAAGCGAGTTTTGTGTCTTGCGCCATCCGCAGAACTTGTATCCCAGAACTCAGAAAAATATAAAGCCACCGGCAATCCTTGCAGCATATACAGCGCAAGCATTGGCAAGTCTTTGCGCCATCCCGTTATTTTTGCAACAGAAGGGACGTTTAAAAATGTTGCGAAACGATTAGGGCCTGAGTTTGCAGGCGTCATCATTGATGAGTGTCACCGCATAACAAACACGGTAAAGCAGATCATTGACGATATGCGAGATGGAAACCCAAACCTTAGAGTTGCTGGGCTATCTGCGACACCCTACCGCCTGGGTAACGGGTTTGTTTTTTCTCAAATGCCCGATGGAAAGCCCGTACCAGAAGGAAGCGCGAAAGATCCGTACTTTACCAGGCTTGTTTATTACATTGGAGCGCCCGAGCTTATAGAAAGAAAGTTTTTAACGCCTCCTGTTATCGGTGAAATAAACGCGGATGAATACGACACCAGCGGGCTGTCTATCCAGAAGAACGGCCACTTCTCAAAAAGTAGCATAGATCAAGCTTTCGAGGGATGGGGCAGGAAGACTGCCGGAATCGTTGCCGATATAGTAGCCCAGACTCAGGGCAGAAAGGGCGTGATGATCTTTGCTGCCACGGTTCGCCATGCGGAAGAGATAATGGCAAGTCTGCCGCCTGAAAACAGCCACATGATAGGCGGAAACATAAACACAAAAAAGGCAGACAGAAATCGGCTTATTGACGATTTTAAGAATCAGCGGTTCAAGTTCTTCGTTAACGTCAATATATTGACAACTGGTTTTGATGCGCCTCACGTGGATTCAATCGCAATTCTTAGAGCCACGGAATCTGTTAGTTTGTTACAGCAAATTATTGGCCGATCGCTTAGGATCTACGACCATAAAACGGATGCGTTAATTTTAGACTATGCTGGAAATATAGAGGCACACTGTCCAGATGGTGACTTGTTCGCGCCAGAGATAAGGGCGAAGTATCAAGGCGAAGGCACTAGCGTCATAGAGGCAGTTTGCGAATATTGCTCAGGGATTAATACGTTTACGGCAAGGCCAAACAATGAGGATCTTGATGTTGACCAATTCGGATATTTTGTTGACCTTGAAGGCTACCGAATAAATACCGAGATGAATCCAGATAATCCAGAAAAACATATGCCTGCTCACTTTGGAAGGCGCTGCACTAATGATGTGAAGTCCGGTCAAGTGTACGAGAGATGCGATTACTACTGGACAGGAAAGGATTGCCCATCTTGCGAACATAAGAACGATATAACCGCTAGGTATTGCGAAACATGCAAAGAGGAATTAATAGATCCGAATGAAAAGCTAGTGGCCGATTTTAAAAGGCAGAAGAAAAGCCCGCACGAAAAAAACACCGATGAGGTAATAAACCTCAGCACGGTTAAAACGGTTAGCAGGTCAGGCGCTGATATGTTGCGCGTTGAAGTTCAAACGGCATACCGTAGGTTCTCGTTGTTTTATGTTTTGGATAGTGAAAAGCAATTCATCAAAGCAAAAACAGATGCGTTTTTAGAAGCAACACAAAATGGCGAAGCGGTACCAAGAACGATAACTTACCAGAAAAATAAAAGTACGGGATTCTATGACGTGTACGCATTCAACAGGCTAACCGATGAGGAAATATTGCAGCAGAATATCGGCTGTTCGGTTAATGAATTTAGCGAGAGGTTAAGGGCATGAAGTTTAACGAACCATGGCTAAAAGTATTCGGCGACACAACATACAGGGGCGACTGCCCACAGGAAAGCGCAGAGCAGATCACGTTCTTCCGCAAGTTGAGAGATGAGTACCCCAACACATGGGGCCGGCTCGCGGTTCACCCAAAGAACGAAGGCAAGCGAAGCGGTGCGCAGTTCCAGCAACTGGCTATGGATAAGGCCATGGGGTTGCAGCCTGGCGCTAGTGATATCGTCATACCCATGGGTTTCTGTTGCGAGATGAAGCGCCAAGACCACACTAAATCAACGTGGCAAAAGGGTCAGGTAGATTACTTGAAGGCCACACACGACGCCGGAGGCTTTGCCTGTGTTGCGCTTGGCTGGAAAGGTGCATGGGAGGCGCTACAAACATGGCTAGCCCAAACCAAAACATAGCCTCTGCCCTGGCCGGAACCCTACCCCTATCCTCACTAAGCCCCGCAGAACGCTCTGCAATCCGCCTGCCCATCTACCTCAGAGCCACAGCCATGCTGGAGCTTCCACGCTCTGAGATGGTCCAGGCCGCAGAAAGTTTGCCGGTACAGATACGGGATATGGTGCGCGAAGAATGTAAGCGGTTGATGCTTATTCGAAGGCAAAAGAAAGCCCGCTAGTGCGGGCTGTTTTCGTTGGATGCTAAACCCCAGTAGACCCAAACCCACCAGACCCTCTATCCGTATCATCCAATTCCTGCACCATCTCACACAACACGTTAACAGGACTGAATACAATCTGCGCCACCCGTTCGCCGCGGCGGATCTCGATAGCTTGGTCGCCGTGGTTCATGCCCGCCACCATAATTTCTCCCGTAAAAT